TACTACGGTGTACTACACCATTTCAAGCCAATAAACTATTTTTGGACTACTTCCGTTTACTCTTTTACTACGCTTTTCAAATCCTAATTTCTTAAGCGTAAGTCCTAATTTATAAGGGTTTAACCTTATAGTAGGTGCTTTTTCTTCTATATATGCTTTGATTTCAGTATTAGTTAATTCAGCTGTATTTCCGCCAAGTGATTCAGTTGGACAAAAATATTTTAATATTAATTCCTCTTCACTACTTGGCTGTTCGTTCATCATAGTAGAATTATTAAGAATTGTAATTTCATCTTTTGTTAACATCCATTTATCCCCACATTCTCTCCATTCGTTGTATAGCTCCAGAAATAAATCAACTTTGCTTATTTCGTTCATTTTATCAATATCAACATTGATAACGTTTACAGGTATAATACGACGGTTTCCAGTAGGGTCATTAATTACTTCATCATCATTTGAAGTTCCGCATAAAACTGCAAGCCTACGCAAATCTTCACTTGTTCTGCCAAAAGGTCGCCTAAGATTAAACCATTGCTTTGAACTTAATTCCTTTAGCCTCTTAGCATCTTGTTTGCTTTTTCCTCCAAATTCATCATCCATAATTAATAACTTTTTAGTCATTAAAATTTCAGAATCTTTACCTTCGTCAAGTTTGCTTTCGGCATAATAACTCATTAAATCATCTGGTAAAAGAGTTCGAAAAAAATTTGTTTTGTTATTCCCTTGACCTCCAGTAAGTACGAGTATAAGTAATGAGTAAGTTCCATGCATACTACTTATCATTCCAAGTAACCATTTTTTAAGAAAAATTTCCAAATAACCATCTATCTGCTCACGTTTTCCGTTAGCGTATGTAATTTGCTTATAGTCAAAGCACTCACATAATTTTTCAAAATTACCAGTTGGCTTTAGATTTTTATACTTTTCAAAAAACTCGTTAAAAGGATTGTATTCAATTGTGTTTTCAGAATCAATAAGTGAAAATAATTTATCTTTGGTAATTTTTTCGTCAACTTGTTCAATAGCTTTTATATAAATAGAATTGTAATCCCTATCAATCATTGGAGTTCCGTTAAGTTCGTAATTACGAGTAATACTATTAAATCGCAAATCAAATGTTTTAAGAAACGCTTTTAAATCGGCTAAAACATCACTACTTTTTTGGTTTAGTTCCGACTGTGGCAATTGAAAAACTTGGTCAATAGCAAAGTCAACATCTTCACCGCTTATTTTTTCAAACTCTTCAAGATATTTTTTAGCGTCTGTTTTAGCTTGTGCGTCATCTTTTGCGCCACCATTTGTGCCAATTGTTTTTCGTCTAGCTTTTGCAATCCTTTCAATCACTTCGGTTCTTTTTGTTTTTATATCGATTCCAGCATTTTTACAAAGCCATAAAAAAGTGCCAATAGTGGCAATTTTTTCAGCACTTCTTTTCTCTAAAATATCATATAAATCATCGACAACTTTTTGGTCGTATTTTGGTGAGTTTTGTGAAACTAAATGAAATAAATCACGCCCCTTTTGTCCTTGATATTTGTTTTGAATACCAGCACCAATTTTAAACCAATCATCATAAGAGTTTGTTAAGTCAATTCCTTTGTCTGAAATCTGTTGAAAAACAAAGTCTAAATCATTATCGGTAAATACATAAGTTTGCTTCGGCTCGATTTGTTTTGGCTTAAGGTATTGTTTCCAAACTTTTGATTTTTTGTTTTTAAATAAGTCTGGGTCATAAGAAACAAATCTGTACCTATCTACGTTTTTACAACTCTTATCGATAACCACTTTGTAGGTATCTAAAAAGTATTTTTCAAGTGATAAAAAAGATTCTAAGTGTTTTTCTGGAACTATCTTTACATAAACAGCTAAACCCAAACCTCCTAAAGAATCATGCATTGCATAAATATAAGAATCTGATTGTAATTCAGTTCTTGTGTAATCTTTATTAAATTTAAGTTGGTCTTTTGAATCTATATCAATACAAATAAATCCAGAATGTTCAATTAGATTTTTTGAATTACGATAAGAAAATGTACCAGAAGCTGTAACGCCTCTTAACTTTAGCTTTTCAATTTTACCAGTTCGATATTGCAACACCTCATCTTGAAATTCACCGTCTTTAATTTTGTCAAGATAGTCGTCAAAATCAATATTAGTAAATGGAATAACCGCTGGCGAAAGTTTGTTTGTTTTAGTAGAAATTTTACCTTCTGGGAATAAGGATATTTTACTCATAGTCTTTCGATTAAAAATAGTTCCGAAACTTTCCAATTGTTGCGCTCTAATCTTGAATTTAAAGTAGGTCTAGATATTCCGATTTCTTTTGCAACATCTTCTTGTGACTTAAAGCAAAGCAATCTTTTTACTCTTTGCGAGGCATCGTATTTTGTCATAATGTAAAAAATTTTACAAGTTAATAGCTAAAAATATCCCTTTCGGGATTATTGGTAAATATAACCAAAAAAAACAACACCCGCAACTTAATCGGGTGTTTTAGTGTTAAAATGTTCCTTTAGGCATATCAATTTTCCAGCCTTTAATACTATTGAAATACTTGGTTTCGCCTTGTGGATTTACCCATTCACGACCACCAAGATTTATATGCACGGTTACTTCATCTCCAACGTTTAATTTATCTATTTCGTTGTTGCATTTACCTTGTGAGAACTCGATGCTTATAAACTGCGGATATTGTTCGTCAGTTTTAATTACCAATTCTCTTTTGTTGTAACTTGATGAAACCGCAACTTCATCCGTTTTTACGTGTACTAATCCTTTTACTTCCATACTTAAAATTTTAATTTATTAATTGATTCTGTTATTTGTTCTTGTAGTTCTGCGATTGCTGTATTAGAAACTTTTACCCAATTGGCAATAGTTCTGTAATCGGTTACGGTTTCTATTTTTGGTTTAATCGGGACGCCTTTAGCTCCGATAACTTCTACTTCTACCTTTTTAGTCCAGCCCATATCAACTACACTTTCCCTAGTCAACTCTTTAACGAATAAAGGCTTTAACGTATTCTCTGGTCTGTAACTGCAAAAGTACAATTTTTCCAACTTGCTATTAACAACAAACGCATGAACGCATTGCGGAATATACTCACGTGGTATTTCATCATTCAAACACATTCGTATATGTGCCTTTGGTTGCGGGCATTTAATCTCGCATTGGATTGTTTCGCAATCGGAAATACCATCTGGTGAAATTCCAACAATTTTGTTATCGGATTGAATCCATCCACACTCTTTAAAATACACACCAGTATACGCTTCTAATTCTATGCGTGCTTGTGGCTCTAAATTAGAGCCGTTTTCCATTGCGTCAGATTTATAACTTTCGTCAGCATCTTCATCAAAAGGCTCTATTGTTTCGGCTAGCATTTCGATAAGTAGTGTGTCGGTTTTAGTGTATAATAGTTTTGCTCTAGTACCACCAATTTTACCATGCTTTTTCTCGAGCCATTCGATGCCACCTTGTTCTAAGTCGTAGTGAAATTCCATTATTTTAATATAGTTTTTAAACGTTCCTTTTCAGCAATAATTTCAGCAACGTTTTTCTCTGCTGGCGTTAATGTTTCCCAAGCCGTTTGTAATTCTACTAACGTGGTGGATTTCCCTAATCTAACCTTACACGCACCAATGTCAATCGGTTTCTTGTGCTGAATATCCGCTGGCTTATTAGTTGTGATTCTAATTGCATCGTGAAACTCGCCAAATGCTTTAATTCGCTTTGTGGTCAATTGGATTTTCTTACCTACCATTTCCTCAATGTATTCTGTTCCCGTTACTTTTTTCAAAGTTTTTCTATTTGTAGCGTTCAGAATGATAGGTTTACACTCTTCAAAAAACAAGGTAATTACTTGTTCTTCTAATTGTGATTTTTGTTGAAATACCATTTCGTTTTTTATTTCCTTAATGGTAACAACTCGGTCAACGGTTTTCCCGTTTTCGTCTAATAAATCCCAACCTCCTAAGTAGTTAGGGTTTCTTAATTTGTCGATGTGCGTTAATGTACTCATAATTTTTTAAATTAAATCCCGAT